ATACCTTTTACATAAGTCATGGATTCATGTAAAAGGGAATATGTTGTACTTAATTGATTACTTGCCAATCAATTGGATATTTACATGCGGGGGAAGCCCACCAGGTTCGCACCGATACCGAAGCCGGCACCCTGGCGAGCCGTCACACCGATGCTGGGGGAGAAGATGTCCAGCACAGCGAAAACAGCCGCAGCGGCGATCGTCACCGTCAGGATCTCATCCAGGGGCAGGCTCTTCCGGGGGATGAACACCAGGGCCAGGGCAACCGCCACACCCTCAACTACATACTTGATCACACGGGTCAGCAGATCGTTAACGTCCATCCTAATCTATATTCGTTCAACAGATTTTTTTGGCCCTTGCATACAGCCTTTGTCGGCAGTCAAAGGCTGCGGTTTCTCTCGGGATATAAAGTTTTCGTTGCTTACAGAACTAGACCAAGAATGTCAGGAGAAGAGGAGTTTCTAACGGAGGACCCTGAGATCCCTAGCCAGAAGTTTGCCCTCATCAGTTTCCTGAGCCCTGAGAAAATCCTGAAGAATAAGGATGTCTTCTTTTTTCAGCAGTTCCTGAAGGACTACGAGGTCCAGTGGCGGACGACCAAGTTTGAGGCTTGGCTGGCTGAACAGGTGAACGCAATGAACAACCGCCTTGACAAGCTTGCCGGAACCCTGGACACAATGGATCTGAGCGGGGCAGCGGCCGAGGTCCGGGCAAACCTTGTACGCACCGATAAGCTGGTAGAGGACTACCAGACCCATGTGCGCAAGTCAACCAAGGAGGTGTCTGATTCTACGTTACAGACGGAGTACGAGGATTTCATTTTTAAGAACTCTGCCAAGCTGGAGGATGAGTTCTTTGCCAAGAACAATTTTACCACGACGATGCGTGGTATTAAGGTCCGGGGCGTATTCAGTACGGAGGCCGAAGCTTCTGCCCGTGCGAAGCGTCTCCAGAAGTCGGATCCCAACTTTAACATTTACATGGGTGCGGTAGGCAAGTGGATGGCCTGGGAGCCTGACCCGAACAAGATCAGCACGCAGGAGTATGCGAACGAGCAGCTGAATACCCTGATGCAGAAGTACCGTGAAAACGAGGAGGCCCGTGAGGTCTTCTACACGGAGCAGAAGCGGCAGCGGATTGGAACTGCAAAGACCAAGGCCGCCGAGGAGTCGAATGCTGGCGGGGTGAGCATGACTCGTGTAGAGGAGGAGAGTAAGCAGGAGGGAGGCACCAGTTATGATGGCATGTTCTCTGGGCCGGCGGACCTGGCCATTGCCCGCAAGATGGAGAATAAGAAGGGCGAGTAAAAGGGGGGTTATTTTGTAAATCAGCGGATTGATTTGAAATCAATGAACTGATTTGATTTTACATATTTCCATTGGGCACAGCGTTAGGGTAGCGAGTCGCCCGAGGAATGCACTGATTGCTCTGGCAGAACTGTCCTTCCGGGCATGTCACGCCCTGGCAATCCACATTACGGAATCCCTCAGGGAAAATCTCAGGTACAGCGGCCTTCAACAAAGGTAACACAGCAACCGCCAAGAGCAAACCCAGGATAGCCCACCAGGTACCATTTTTCAACGCAGACTTGCTAACGGCCATTTTCCTTCTGTTGATGTGTGTTAAAAATAAGGCGCAGCGCCGCCTCCAGGCAGCAGTGGTACAGGGTCAGCTTCCTTGATTTCAACAGGATCCGTTTTAGCACAAAACCCATTGATACACTTCAGCCCAACAGCACAGGGATTGTCTACATCACAGCGCAAAGCACTTCCGCTTCCACCATAAAATCCATCAACTATTGGACTCTGGAAAACGACCAAAAGGGCACCCAGGACAAGGAGTAAAAGGAGAATGTATCCAATCTCGATGAGATCAATTGGAACTGCCATTTCTTCTTATTGTGTGGGATACTTTCGCACCTGAATCATCGGACCCTTCAGGCGCTTTGCAGCAGTGGCATCATATTCATTGCTCTCTTCACCATCCTTCTCCTTATAATTGGCCATCGCATGATTCCAGAACTCAGCGGCTCCAATCCGGAATTCACCGTGCATCTCGGCCTTGTACCAGAATACAGTGTCCTCCAGCTTGTTTGACTGGCTGTTGTTGTTCATGACAATACATTCATAGTTCTGCGTACACTGATCCATGACTTGGCAGAAAAACTCAAAGCTGGGGAAGGCACTACCGAAATTGTCGAAGATACGTTTGCGATTTGTGATATAGGGTTCACGCAAGATAAAGCAGTAGTCAACATTTGTTCTCAACATAGGAGGGATACCAAGGGGATACTGCATAGTGATAATAAAGAACACCTTCAACCAACGACCGTTCAAGAACAAATACCGAATATTTCTATCATGTAGCCAGGAATCGTCGTACAAGCAGTCGTCCATGATCAAAAAGGACCGAGGATCCGTCTTCTGGGCACCGAGCTGTTCAATCTCCTTTTGAATCTTGGCCATGATCATCTTCTGGCGTTTACAGAAGTTGGCAATGATAACAGGGGAGTAGTCGCCGTGAATGAAGAGGGGCGGAATTAACTTCTTGTAGAACTGATTAGATTCTTCTGTTCCACTGATCACTGTTCCCAACGGCATTTCCTGGTGATGATACAGCAAGTCACGAACAAGAGTAGATTTGCCAGTGCGTCGACGACCAATAAAAACGCAAACAGCATCCTGGGGAATCATTTTCATATCAAACTTCCGGATACCAACATTCAAAGCTGCCGCATTATCAGTCATTCCTTTATTACTTGTATTGGTGAACCAGAAAATTCTGCGGTTCCCTTTACGAGGGGAAAGCCTTTATGCGGGATAGAATGATTGATCCTTGTTTAACACAAAAAGTCCAAGTCAGTCTTCCTGTCTGGCGAAACTACTCCAGGGCCCCTGACATTTCAGGCTATACCCAAGTAACCTCTCTTACACCAATTATCAAAGAACTCTTAGGAGAACTTCCATATTCAGAGGGTCAACTCAATGCCGATGAATTGTTTGGAAAAGTCCTGGAGTTCGAGGGGAGCGGCAGTTGTTCGATAGTCACTGTGAAAAAGAAGAAGAAGAAGGCTTTCTGTAAAGTGACTCACTTACTCGACCCTGTGAGGACCATTCAAGGGTATTACCAGGACAGTGTAAAAGGGGAGAAGCGTCTTTCCGAGAAAATCTCTAATCCCATGAATCAGGCCTATGTGGATGCGCTGGCAAATTACCTCCTCGGTCAACTGCGGGAGCGCAATATTTCCCCCCACTTTTGCCTCTTTTTCGGTGGATTCAAGGCTGTCGCTGATATCTATAAATTTAATATAAGCGACGAGTTTGAAAGTTATAGAAATTATAGGGGATTTTGGGAAAAACGTAAAAGGGGATACTTTGAACTGTGTATTGAATCCTATGATATCCCAGAGGATGATTCTGATACCTTGATTGTAGAAGAGATAGAAGTAGAGACTCCTACAAGTGGACTTCACTCAGAATCCTTCTCTTACACAACTCCCAGAAGTAACAGATCATCGACAAGCAGTGTGTTAGAGATAGGAGGTGAGATTGAATGTGATATCCAGAAGATGCCTGAACTGGAGAGTGTACATTCTGGATCACAAAGTTCAAGAAGTTCTTCACCGTCGGTTCATTTATCAAGGGAAGTGGGGAGCGAGGGGGAACTACAGGAGACTAGTGTAAGAGAGGATTCTTCAGAATCCAACGATGATTCATCATATGAACATGAAAATACGATTGGAGATGGTATTGAAGTCTTCGCCCAATTCAAGAACTATCCTGTAATGTTGATTTTCCAAGAAGAGATGAAGGGTGTCCTTGATGATTTGCTGGATGATGAAGAGGAAGTAGGTGCGGAAAAGAGAACAGCCGAGTGGGAGGAGCGGTGGACGGCGTGGACTTTTCAGGTGATTGCTGCCTTGTCTGTTGCCCAGGGTGTACTTGGATTTACACACAATGACTTACATACGAACAACATTGTCTGGACTGACACCGATGAAACATGGTTTTTTTACAAAATGAGAGATGGTACCACATGGAAAATTCCCACATATGGAAAGATCCTACGCCTCATTGATTTCGGTCGTGGAATATTCAGAATTGGAGAGAAATGGTTTGCCAGCGATGATTATGCTGTGGGCGGAGATGCCGAGGGCCAGTATTCCTTTGAAGGACATCGGAGCGCTCGAATGAAGAAGACAGTAGAACCAAATCCATCTTTCGATTTATGCCGATATGCGGTGAGTGTAATAGAGGCACTGTTTGATGATGAAATGCCTGCTGAGAAGCTGGACGGGCGGATTCTAAGCCAGGAGGGAGACTGGACGGTTCATGAAACAGAGAGTCCCTTGTGGAATTTGCTGTGGTCTTGGTTACTTGACTCTGAAGGTCGGAATGTGTTAAAGAATGAAGACGGATCAGAGAGATTCCCTGATTTTGACCTGTATCAGCATATTTCTGCGAATGTGTTTGGGGCGAAGCCTCAGGAGCAGTTCCGTTTGCCGATCTTCGAGAAGTACTTGATTAAGGGAATTGATGTAGGAGAATGGGAGACTGTGTATCCTCTGTTTTGCTAGAATCTAGCAGGACCAACCTGGAGTTCAATGTCTTGGGTAGCCGCTGAGGAAGAAGAGAGAGAACCGCCGGATTGACTGGTCGACGAAGGAATCAGGGCAGAGGCGGAGGAAATCCAGGAGTGGAAGGACTCTGGAAGGAACATGTACAGGGTGGCAGTTAAGAAGGCACCCAGGCAGAAGTCACGAATTACCGCACGTGTGTTAAAAGGTTCATTTCCATTGTTCTTGTTGAGCCATTGCTGACCTGCACTTAGGCTTGCAATAAGGGAGCCACCGACTCCTATTGCAATCCAAAACTCGGGGTTAGTATAGTCCATTCTAAGCCGCTAGGATCTTTGTCCTGGTATCTAGTGAACGCAGGCGAAGTCTCAAGTGATAATTTCATCGACCTCCATCGGAAGGATTTCATCTGTGATTCCAATCTCTTCCAGTTCTTCCTCAGAGTCGGGCTCATCTTCCCGTAATTCTGCCTCAGCAAAGGGGGCTTCTTGAATTCCGTTTTCATTGAGTTGATCGGAGTCGAAGAAAACATGGTCTTGTGTAAAAGAGACTGATGGTTTGGTATCAATGAATATCATGGGATTGGTTTGCTCTGATTGGACTGACTGTTGGACTGGCTCCTGCTGCTGAGCGGGAGGGACTGGCTGCTCAGGGGTGGCAGCGGCGATGGCCTGAGACGAAACATCTTCCTGGGGCTTTTCCTCCTCCACTTGTATTTCTGCCTTCTCTTCTTCCACGTTTCTCTCGGGCTCATGCTCAGCCTGAGCCTCTGCCTCTTCAACCTTCACCTCAGTCTCCTCCTTTGACACCTCCTCCGTTTCTGTCTTTACTTCTTCAACCTTATCGCTCTTAACCTCAGTCTTCACCTCAACCTCCTCTTTTTCATCCTCCTCGTCTTCATCCTCGTGTAAATACTCCCGCAGAATAGACTTGACAGGGAGAAGACCACGGATTGCCTGTAAAATGGAGTCCTGAATCAACTGACTGGCTTGACGCAGATTCTTCTGCTTCTCTATACTATTGGTCTCAGCATACAAGAATGCATTTGTATACAGAGATCTCGCACACTCAGAGAGTACTCTGTGTAGAAAATGCTCCAACTTAGGAATTGTGATTTGTAGCTTCTTTTGCTTTGTTGTCAGGCGAATGGCAGACAAGACCTTTGTGTGCGCAATGAAAACGGCAGTAAGCAACTCTTCCAGGTAATCACAGCGGCAGTCTTTCTGTATTTTCTCTGTTTCACGAGTCACTTTGTCTTGATTCCAGTCCGGGATAGACTGGAGAAGACTCTGAAAGTTCCAGAGTACTTTCTGAGGAGTAGGCGACTGTTGTCTTGCTTGTTCCAGGAGTTCTAGGAAGTAGGTCTCGAGGCAAGGTGTTAAAAAGATATTCAATTGGCGAGTGTATTCCCCCTTGGCCTCCCCATAGACTGAAATCTCAGAGTCCATTCTAGGATCTCAAGGGAACGGATACTTCTTCAGCTGGCCGCAGATGCCCTGAGTAAAAAGAGTTGAGCCCAGGGAGAACTTCCAGAGCCCACCGCTTTCAAGGCAACTAGCGCCTTCTCCCACAAGATCTCGTGCTTCAAGTATTCTTTTAAATGATCAATGGGTTGTTCTGCTGCCAAGAAGGCCTCATAACAAGTTTCGGCCGGCGCTGTCTTCACAAGATCAAGTCCAGCCACTTTTCCTCGTTGCATATCTTTACGAAGAGATCTCTGAGAAGGACACTGTTTCCAAGTACATCTTGACTGAATGGCTGGAGTGATCCTCTGGGGATCACGGCACTCGAGAATACATTGAACTGGTTTTGCTGAGGTCTCCAAGATTCGTCTTAAGAATGCCTGGGCTTCTGGTGTTAGATCATCTGCTCCTTCAATCCAGACAAAGAGTGGTTCTTGGCTTCGAACTTGTTGGTGAAGAGACTCCCGTCCTTCCCTCAGTGTCCTGTCCATCCGAGCATTCCAATGGTACAGCTTCTTCTTCGTTGCCTTCACATGAGAAAGAATCCATGTTGTTTTTCCCGATCCAGGAGGGCCATAAATGAGCCAGGCTGGTTGAGGCATGGTGAGTGATACTTTTAAAGGGTTGTGTAAGAAGAGGTTTAGGTTCAGTCTTAAGAAGATGGGAGCCGCTTTCCGAAAATCAGTGAGCCCACCTGTTGATGTGAACGAATGGGAAAGTGTAAAAGGAGAGGCTGAAAGACTCCTTGAATCCTACAAGAAATTGTTAAAGGAAATCGCACATACATACCACATCTCCTCTTACACAAAACTCAAGAGAGATATGATTTGGTCCCAGTGGATCACAATAAAAGGGGTGTTAGAGGGTATACAGCGAGTTCAAGATAGGGAATGTGTGGAAACCATTAAGGATGAGTTTCACTCATTAAATCGGCAGTACAAGAATTTCAGGGGGCTCTTGTTGGATCCTGTTGATGAGTCAGGGGATACATTGTTAGATGAAGGCAATTAAGCAAAGGCCGAAGGTAAAGCCTTCTAGGCAAAAGCCGAATGTCAAGCCTTCTAGGCAAAAGCCGACGGCCGAGCTTTCTGGAGCTGTGTCAAAAGGCGTTCATCGTGTTCCGCATTCTTCTTGAGGCTCTGCATCAGAGGATTATTCTCAATAGAACTCACCACATCGCCCTGGTTTCTCTCCAGGCTTACATCGAGCTTGAGGGGAGCTCTGTACTTCACACGGCCAATATCAGCAGATCCAGGGCCAAAGTCGAGAGAACGATTGACCGCCGGTGCCCTGTCATTAATGAGATCAATGTCCAGCTTCTTGCTCGAGACATTAGGCTCATCACCTTGGAACAGCTGGATGTTGCCACCGCCCAGAGCCCGTCCCTTGGCGATCTGCTGCTTATTCGGATTGAGGCGCATATTGTAGGCAAATCCATGGCTCATGTGACGCTCATGTGCTGCCTTGGGTCCGCCCGTGTAAGCGGACTTGGCGCTGATCTGCGCCTTCTGGGTCGGCCGAGCAATGTCCGCAGGGTCGTAGACCTTGAGACGAGTGGGACCGTCGGCCGGCGCAGCAATGCCAAACCGATCCAACTGGATAGTTCCCTCTTTCACAGTTGTCCTGGCGATGTCATTAGGGTCCCAGACGGTAATGGCCGGCGCACCAGCCGCATATCCAGTCGCCACACCAGCCTGCTGGATATTACCAATGGTCTCTCCACGGCGAGTCGGGCGAGTCTCGTCTTCAAAGTGCGTCGTCACCGCACCAGCCTCTGCAGGACTCAGATTGAGACCCATGGTGCGATCGCTGGTAAAGTAGCGCTCATTCGGCCGAATCTCATAACTATCTTTTCCATAGTCATCGGCTGTTCCCTGTTTCATGTATCCAGTACCGTCGGCATTACGATAGCCAGCCCCGCCAAACTGCGTGGCCATCGGCTTTCTGTAGCTGCCGACCACGTAATTCATACCGAAATCCTGGCCAGCACCAGGACCCATGTACTCCACGCTTGTCTCAGGGCGGGTTGTCTCAGGCAGGATCTGGATAGGGCGGCTCGACTCCTTCGTGAACTCACCCTGGCCGGCAGGACCGAAGCGCTCACCAGTCTGATCAATGAAAAAGGCATCGGGCTTGTATTTGCGTACCTCGCCAGCGTTCTCCATGGACTTTCCAATGAACTGCTGACCAGGCACAACAGGCATGTTATAGGAAAGTTTCGGGTTATCGGCTGTGCGCAGATCATCCGTGCGGCGAATATTCTTCATCATCAAGTCATTCACCTCAATTTGCTGGAATCCGCCGTTGCCTGTTGAACTGAACCCATCGCCAACACCAGGGGCCACCCGTACCGGCTCAAAAGGCCGCTCGCCCCCACGATTTCTGGGGTCATTAATACGACTCTGGACGAAGTCACTGGCAATTTCCATGCCATAGACATTTCCATATGGCTGCATGGTGTTGTCAAACATCTGCTCGACCTCCTGCTTGCGGATATCAGTGGATCCAGCGCCTGTGTAGCGATCGAGGCGGCCTGTGTTGGCATCGGCTCCCACATTCTGACGCACTCGGCTGCCAAAGAATGGCTGCATGTTGTTGTGTGTAAAGTCAGAGGCTTTCATGCGCTGTCCAGACAACTGACTCACCAGGTTATCACCATCAATGTAGACAGGATTCTCTTCGACACCTGCGGCATTCATCATGACATCAGGAGTAGCAGTTGTAATAGGCTGAGGTTGGGGCTTGGTAACTGCGCCGGATAGGTAAGCACGATCAGCATTTAATAAGCTTTGGCTTGGTGGAGGGGGCTGACCCATGAGATCAGTGAACATCAAATCGAGCTGGCCTGCGGATCCCTTCAAACTCGTGGGAACGGGGGCGGGCTGGGGTCTACTTCCAGCAGGTGCGGCTCCTGTGTTAGAGGGGTTCGCAAAGGCTTCCTTGCGAGCCAGCGCAGGACGGGCCACTGGATTACTTCCTGCGGGTTTCGTGGGGTAAACAGGTTTGGGGGTAGTTTGCTGTGCGAGGAGGAACCCAGCTCCACCTAGGACTGCTAATGCGGCCAACTCCATACTAACATTCGTGGGTATTTCAAAAACCTCAAGACATTTGCCCTTGCATCCCCTTTAACACAGTTTCCTTGGTGAAGTTTGTAGCCGGCACGGGGTGTGTGCGGCATCTGTACTTGTCAATACTGCGAGCGGGAATGAAATGATCAAAGGGGGTCTCAAAAGTCGCCTGGGGATTGTGAAAAAGGGGTTGCCAGCGGTTCCATCCTGTTGTGCGGAGAGTACAGGGAGGATTGACTAGGCGATTGAAGTTCTGTCCGTTGTTTTCATCTGAAGGGTGGCTGAGGCCGGCATTATTCATTTCATTGGTGCGAGGATCATAATGTAGTTCCTCTGTGCGCCACTTGGTCGGCGGACGGCCAATTCCCTTCAAGTCAGTCTCCACCTCAGTTCTCCACTTCCCTGTTACCCAACTGTCTCCTGACTCCTGGATTCTCGTTGTAGGATTCACAGGAAAACTACTGGGGCAGTTACGGAATGGTGTAAAAGCATATCTGCCGGCGTAGGTGGAAATTCTCATGTCATCGGCCTGATGAATATCATCAAATCGAGAGCGTGTTAAGGCTGTTTGTTTAGGGCACCCGCTCATATTCTGTTGATGCCTTAGTATTTCTCTGGACGAGCACATGTTTCAATGACGAAAGGCTCCGGGGCAAGTACAGCCGGATAGGCCCACATTTGTACCTGCGGGAGAGGTTTTGTGACCACAGGTACTGTTACTTTCTCCTTTGGTGTATTTCTCACAATCTTCTGGGGATTGGGGCCAAGGGGGTGGTGCTGACGACCAGGGCAGAATGTGTTTGCCCTGGTGATGCCACGAAGATCAGATTCGAGTTCCACCTGGAGTTGGCGGTTCTGATACGGATTCTCATTACCACCTACAACACCGAGGATGTGCTGGGCTGGTTTTGGGTGTTCTCCAAAGGATTTCAGCAGTCCATAGGTCTGGGGATTCTCTTTTGTCTCCCAAGGATGAGGTGTAAAAGGGCCAATGGCATCCATTTCTGCGAGGAGGTGGGAAAGAAAAAGGGAGGTGGCACATTAGAAGATGGCAGCCGCAGGCGGTCAAGCAGGATGTACGGAGAAGATGATCATTTTACCAAACAATGATGCGAGTACATGTTGGTGGTTGGCCACAAACCTCGCCCTTTTCCACCGTCGCCGGCCCGAACTAGAACACTTCTTTACCACAGTGGCAAGGGGGACAGTGGGAGATCCACGTGGACTCCTTGAAGCACCACTCAAAGCAAATTTCCAGCGTATCTATCGTCATTATATAAATGAAACCCCTATTGAACCAGAGGAGTTAATTCGATTACGCCAAGCGGCAGGTATGGCTGATAAATTTAATACATATACACGGACAAATCCTCGCCCTGCTGGTGCGAACCCTGGGTTTATTGTAAATGGTGGCGGATTTCAAGATGCTTCAGAGTATATTCTAAAACTGAAGACATATTTCGAGGAACCACCAGTGGAATTTGCTCTCTCTCGAGCATATCGTGCGTATCGTACAACTGTAGATCGTGCTGAAACAGCATATGAGAGGGCACCCAGTGAAGAGAATCGCCTAGCCATGGAAGCAGCACAAGCAGAAGGGGCAAGACTCCTGCGCCTTGCGAGTCCTGCCCCTTTTCCATCTATGGGATTTTTAGAAGTCAATGTTGGAGATGAGACAAGTAATATAAAAGATTTTTATGATTTTTATTTACATCGGGTATTTTCTGGTTACAATAGGATAGCAGAGAATAGAGGTATTCGCCAGAGATTAATACAGCAATATAATACATTAACTGACACATTTATTGTATTTTTTAATAGAACATCATTTGGTCCAGAAGGTGAAAGAATAGCTGTGAATAATCCAGTCGCTATCTTAAAATCAATTACAATTCCATTAGTGAATGTGCCTGAGGGACACCACCCTGACCTTGTTACATTTCCAATTGATCCAGCACCTGAACCTCGAGAAATCGTCCAGGCTCGCTTTGAACTCGATGCGATTGTAGTAAATATTCCTGGACATTACTATTCATATGTAAAATGCGGAGATACAGAGGAATGGCTGAGATATTATGCTATGTCGGCAGGTCGCCTGAGTGTATCCTTCCCTTCATTAAATTCTTTAATTGCGAATTATGAAAAGAATGAAGAAGAAGATATTAGTAGGCGAGCAGTCTTGCTTGTTTACCACAGGGTGAGGGAGTAATTCTTAACTTTTGGGGGGCTTAGCGGTAGAACCGAAGGATTACAATTCCAGAACCACCTTTCGCTCCTTGTCCTTGCTGTCCACTTGCCCCAGAACCTCCTCTAGCTCCATTACCTGTATTAGCAGCGCCAGCAGTGCCAGTTGCCGTTGCTTGACCATTTGCACCTCTCCCACCAGCACCATATGTTCTAGTAGTTCCACTTAGGGCATTTTGAGTTCCACTACCACCACTTCCTCCAACATTTGCCACTCCTGCTGCGCCATCTCCTGAACTACCGCCGCCTCCACCTCCTGCTCCGTTTCCATCGCCTGCACTACCTCCTCCCCTTCCTCCAGTTGTTGATGTTACACCACTGGGGGCACTTCCGCCACCGCTATTATTCCCTCCTAATGGAAGACGACTACCAAACCCTCCACCTCCACCTAAGGCCTCAATGGAACCAAAGGCAGAATTTTCTCCATCCCCCCCTGAAACCTCAGATGGAATTATTCTATCAACAGTTCCTGCAGTGCCACCATCACCCACTATGATAGTATATTGTTCTCCCCCAGTAACATTAAGGCTACCTGTTAAAACAACTCCACCACCACCTCCTCCACCGCCACCAGTATCATATCCACCACCGCTACCACCTCCACCTCCTACAACTAAATACTCAATACTCACAGTACGTGAAGGGACAACAAACTGAAAAGACCCAACGGTTGTGAATTCCTGTATAACTAGCTCAGTTTGATTGGCTTGATTGGATTGTTGTATGTAAGAGGGTGTTCCAATGATTGTACTGTATTCTTCAGGGCTTATAAAAGGAGCTGCTTTCTGTATTTGTGTCCACTCAGAATTTGCTCCATTCTTACCACTTCCACTATCAATCGGAAGATTTACAGCATTGCCTGTTGTTACTGATTCTTTATTCTGAAGATAGGCTGCGAATCGTATCCTATCTTGTAGACGTTTTGTATAATCCGATGAATTTCGATTAGTCCACATTTGCTATTAATATAAGAGTATTATGGAATCTTTTCAGCAATTCACATCCCGCACATAGCTGCGGCTCGGCAGACCACCACGGATCCAGCCACTCGCCGCCATCTCGGGCACCAGGTGCTCAGGCTTCTGGATGTTCTCACGCACAGTCTTGATCAAGGGCTCGAACACACCATCGAACCCCTGCTCCGTCACCGTGCCGCACTCCTTACCTTGGCGCACCTGCTCAGAATGTAAAAGGAGAGACTCCACGTCGGGATTGCCACGTCCAGTGCCCATGAAGGGCACAGTCAGGAAAGGGCGGGCCTGCTGACGGATCAAGCAGCGGTTGTTCTTGAACTCAGGCTGGTTCTTCAACACACTCTCAGCATCGATGGCCTTGTTGTTCGCCCCGAATCCCTCACGAGGGTAGATCAGGAGATTAGGAATAGACATAGGATTTACTTTACGTGCGTCGGGAACCAGATTTGTAACAGCATACCGTCCAGGGCCGACGGACTGGGAAAAATAAGAGGCAATTCCGCAAGCGTCGTCCCGTGTATGGGTTAGACGGTTGATTTCCATCTTCTCCTCTAACACCAGAAAGAAGACAGATGGCAGGTTTGCGAAATACCTTCTGCCGTTGTATCAAAAAGGTTCGGAAAACAGTGAAGCTGCGGCCGAATACCAAGAAGACCAAGGCAGCCAAAGAGAGCGCTGCGATAGGAATATGTGTGAAATCCGTTTTACAGACCCGGGGGAAGACTCTAAAACGGTTTTCATGTAATGTGAAAAAGGGGTATTTGAAGACTCAGAAGGCCAAGACGAAAGCTTAATTGTTGAGCCAAGGGATCGGCGCACCGTTCGTGCCACCGTAGCAAGCCTTTGGATTCCCTTCCTTACATGTCTTTCCTGGAATCTTGTACAACCATTCCTGATAACTCTTTTGGTCATTCGGAATGGTTGTGATGGGCTGTGTGGCAAACTCCCGCTGACTCTGAGCCTTGCCAAACACATCAGTGGGGTCAGAGTACCACTGAACACGGAAGAAGTCATCGAGCTTGAGCTTCATTTGAGGTGTTGTGATATCAGGGGCCCCAGGTCTTGTCGGGGCATACTTGATCTCATCAATTAAGATATTGCCAAAAGGATTACGAGAACTCTCATCAATAGTCCCTTTTACACCAATATCGTTAAACTCGGGCAGGTCAGGAGAAGCAGGAGCAAAGCCTTCGGTTTGAGAGCCACTGGCATCCGCAGCACTTGCTCGGAAAGCATCAACATCTCTCAGTTTGAGGAAGGTAGGGATCAGGTAAATTGTTGCGACTACTCCAGCAATAAGTGGGGCGGAGGAACTGTAGATGAATACAGAAATAATGATTCCCGCTAACACACTGAAGACATATACAAATATAATCTCATTTACAAGTTCACTGGCACACACACCCTTGCGGCGGTTCATGTATCTATCAAGCCAAGAAGACCGAAACAGGTATCTAGGATCTTCCCATACATAGGGATCACAGAGGGGAATTTCTGTTTTCGGCATCTGCCTCTCTTTCTAACGAGAGACATCACTTCTTTCCCTTCTTAGCTTCTAACTTGCGCCGCAGCCGAGCCCGAGCCATGGCCAACCGTCCCTCGCCATCACGACCAACAGAGCGAGCCTGTTCTTCATCTTCAAACCCAAAACTCTGACGGAAAGCCTCCATCATCTCCACAAACTGGGGGTTCTCGCTGAATGTCTTCATGAGTTCCTCTGCTTCGGCAACAAGTTCCTGAGGGCGCAGTGCTCCTGTCTGTACCTTGTGTTGAAGCTTCTTGGTCATCTTCTGAATGGTCGCCTGGAAGGCACCAGGATTGCGCATGAAAACATCCATCATCATCTGGAGCGCCTTTGTGGGATCATTGCCACACGCCTCAAGCTGCGCCGGGTCAATTCCAAAGTCTTCTACACGGAATTCCTTGACAATCTCTTCGGCCAACTTGGCGATCTGACCCTTTAGGAACTTCTCGGGCATCTGAGGGAATCCCTTGCCATCAGCACCAGCTGCGCTGCCAAAAAGTTTGGCGATCTTCTCACTCAGCCCAGCAAAGTCAATGCCTTCCATTTTCGACTTCATATCATTCATCATCTTGTTGGCCCATTCCTTGTTCCACTCCATATTCCCTGACAAGTCGGCAGTCGTCTCAGAATCCATGAGCAATGTGAAAGAGAGGACTGTGAGGTATTCTTGAACAGCTTTCTTTGATTTCTCGGAAAGGGATAACCAGACTTCCTGGGTCATTGTCACTCCAGGAAGAACCTGGTCAGGGCAAGCGGCTCCATCTCTGCCAGGTGAGCACTTGGGCAAGATAACAGACCGGAAAGCAGCTCGGCGCTCTTCCGGAGTTAGGGCGATGGCAGCCTGAATCGCCGCTGTATATTCAGGGCATGTGGCCAGTAAATCCCTGGCAAATTCCTCGTACTTGGTGTTAAAGATGGATTTCAGGGACTGATTTGGCTGTTGGTTCTCTCCTTGATGTGACTGGGCAGATGCCATTCTATGGGTTCTGATCAGTCTCTTTTAACATCTTTAGCCGCTTTCCTTTTTATGGCTCAGGCAGCTCACTTCGTGAGGCGGCTCAGGCCTTTCAGGCCTTTGCCTTGGAATGGCTACGCCAGGCGGCTCAAGCTTACGCTTTCGCCTTGTACTCACTTCATGAGGCGGCTCAGGCCTTTCAGGCCTTCGCCTTGGAATGGCTACGCCAGGCAGCTAAAGCTTACGCTTTAGCTTTGTCCGACAGAAGGACAAGCACCTTCAGATGCTTCCAGATAGCCTGACGATTCGGCTCTGACATAACAGGCCAGTGCTTATCGAAAATCATCAGGGCCGGTGAGATCTCATTGAACTGTGTGCTAATCGCAGACTTTGCAAAAGCAATCACCTTCTCTTCATCCTCTGCCAGGATCTCGTCGTGTAGCGGCTTTGCCACATACTCCACGAACATGTCCAAGATCAGCCGAGGGTTGATCTTCTTCGCCCCCTGAAGTGCCTCAAGTGCCATCTTGATATCCTTCTCCTCAGGATACGTGGCATACAGATCCTCGAAGAAACTGATCAGCTTATTATTAAACAGACCCAGCGTAGTAGCCATCTCTCTTTCTCTTCTTCAAGTGTTACCGCTTTAGATTTGTGAGCGGCCGCAGGGATTCAATACTGCCCTACTGCCTAGCAGGTCCCTGCGGAACTCCCATGTCCCGCTGTTGCTTGTACAAGTCAAGTTGCTTATCGAACATCTGCTCCTTCTTACTCCGAGTTCCCTGATTCTGTAGAGCTTGATTCAAAGAGTCTTGTGACTGTCTATCACCCGGGGTAGCAGATCCATTCAAGTAGGTAAAGGCTCCAGGAATCGCCGCCCCTCCATTTCCTCCAGTGGAAGTATCTGAATCAATAAAGCTGTACCCAGCATTTCCTAGACCCCCCATCTCATTATCAATCCAGGACACAGGCTCTGCCGCCGCCGCAGCCGCCGCTGCTACCTGCCCTCTCTCTGACACCTTTGCCGGCATCTCTCTCATCTTTCTCTCATACAGCCAATTCATGACTTCTGTATCAGTCTTCACTGGCTCCTTGTCTCCATCAATCACAATTGTAGGAACCTGTTTCAGCCAAGCCGGCAGCTGCGGGCGGTTTGGCGACGGATCCACACAGATGAAGTTGAACTCAGATGCCCATGGTGTCTTCGCAAGTTCTTCCAAGAAAGCCTTGGACCACTGATCTTTCTTACTGTTGCTGTAAAAGCAGAGGTTCCGTTTTTGTTGACCACCCCCCTGATACCGATTCATCTACAAGTCATCCCCCTTACACCTGTAAAAAGGAAGACGCACACGCCCAGTGCCTAAAATTGAAAGCCGGGATGAACTGTAGAGTGAGTCCCTCCAGTATAAAATGGTCTTCCAGAATCTCGAATCTGTTGACCGTCGAACTCTGAAGTTTGTTCTCAGCCCAACTCGTGTTAGCTATGCCAATACTCTCCGTCGAGCCATTCAGACTGAGGTCAAAGTACTTGGATTTCGTGCCGATATGACTGAGAATGGTACTACAAGTGATGTGAAAGTCTTCAAGAATACCACCGCCATGTCAAATGAAATGCTGGCAGATCGTATTGGCCTCTTGCCTATCAAAATGCCTGAGGGGGAATGGGAGAAGGAGAAGGTCCTCTTTCGACTCCATGTGAAGAATGAAACAGAGGAACTTCGATATGTAAGTGCGAGCGACTTTCAGTGCCTAGAGTCTCGTGCGGATGCGCCTGATGGTCGAGTGGCTATTCCGAATACCAGCTTCTTTGAGCCTGATCCAGTCTCAGGGGACACATGCCTAATTGCAATTCTCAAACCCATGGTCGATGGTCAGGAGCCAGAGGAGATTCACCTGGAGGCCTACGCCACTATGGGCAAGGGTCGTGAGCATACTCGGTTCAACCCCACCTCCCAGTGTAGTTATGGATATACACGGGACGAAGATCCTGAGCGTGTAAAAGAGATTTGGCAAACCTGGCTTCGTGAGCAGAAGAAGGTAGACCCAGCAGATGTAGGGAAGGACAAGGAGCGTGAGGGCGAGCTTCAGCGGGAATTTCGTAGCCTCGAGATTTACCGATGCTTCAAGGCCGACGTAGATGGAGAGCCATTCAGCTATGACTTCACAGTCGAGAGTGTTGGTCCGATGAATGTGTACAGGATTGTCTGGAATGCGCTCAATGCCGCCGCCTCACTCCTGGATAAGTATGCTAGTCTGGATACTGGCGACCTCCCTGAAAATGTGGAGATTCGTCCTGCTGATGCTCGTCTCAAGGGCTTTGACTTCTGGTTCCGTGGTGAAGACCACACGCTTGGCAATCTGCTCCAGACTTGGATCGATGACACTATGATCGATTCCCCGAATACTGGAATTACATTTGCCGGCTACAAGGTCCCTCATCCTCTGCGAGATGAAATGGTTCTCCGAATTGGCTGTGAAGACGGCAAGGAGTCGACAGCTCGTCTTGCCATTGCCCAGGCCTCCAAGGGATGTGCGGATATGTTCCGTGACTGGGCCGCTGAGTGGAGCACCGCAATGTCTGGAATGCCTGGACTCACACCAAAGTCACCTAACTTTGGCGCACCTGAGCCTGTTGGCCCGTGGGAGGCCCATGCGGCCAGTAAGCCGGCCATGAAGAAAACAGCAAAGGCAGTCCCAAAGAAAGCTTAGGGGCTTCAGCCTTCTAAAAGCTAACACAACAGTAAATGGCGACTAAAAAAAGTCAACTCTCACAAGTATTACCCTTGGTAGTGGCAATTGTGAGCATTTTTATTGCCTATCATGTACTCAAATATGCCATGTTCATGTATCGTATTCATAAAACAGGAGGATACGTACCATCCTCTTTTACACCAAGTCCTGTGTTAGAGGAGGATAAGAAGACATTCACGTGGCTCATTCATATGTACCCGCCTGTACACAATGCCGGCGCTGAATGGATGGCCCATGCGATGAACAAGTATTTAGTGGAGGAGGCAGAATCAAGGGTGAATGTTGTACTGAATGAGGCCCCCGTGAAAGAATTCGAACGTGTTCAGATCATTGATCGCAAGGATCGGCAACTTATACACAAGACAGTTCGACACTCGGCTGTACTCCTTTCACACCTTGACATGGAAATCCTCGCCGTCAAAACAGCAATTCGTGCCAAGAGACCTCTAGTCCTTGTGATGCACAACAATTATCGTAAACCTTTCCTACAAGAGTTTGTTCGTATGTTAAAGGGGAATTTGTATTTGGTCCACAATAGCTACTGGCTCAAGGAGTACTATAGCCTGTTTGGCCTTCCTTCGATTGTAGTCTATCCTCCTGTGGATTGGCGGGAATACAAGACTGAGCGTACAAGAGAGTATGTGACACTCATTAACCTGAACAAGAACAAGGGTGGCGATGTGCTGATTGAAATAGCGAAGGCGATGCCTGATGTCCAGTTCTTAGGTGTAAGAGGAGGTTATGATGGTCAAGTGGTAGATCATACTGTGAAGAACATCAAGTATGTTGATAACACTGCGTTTATCAAAGAAATCTACAGCCAGACTTACATTCTTCTTGTGCCCTCCAAGGAAGAGAGTTGGGGGCGAGTTGCGATCGAGGCCATGTCAAGTGGAATTCCTGTAATTGCCAATCCTACCCCTGGGCTTCTGGAGAGTTGTGGGGATGCTGGGATCTTTTGTAACAGGGGAAATGTCCAGGCCTGGGTTTCTGCCATTCGCCGCCTGAAGACTGACGAGGCCTACTATGAGGCCCAGTCAAACAAGGCTTTCAGAAGAGCTCAAGAACTTGATCCGAGACCCCAGTTGGCCGAGTTCAGCCGCTGGATGAATGGGCTAAGGTGGAAGGAGCCAAGTTTCTTCTAGATGAAGTACTCAGGTGTTGAGATTGTAGTCGCTAGATACCAGGAAAATGTACGATGGCTAGAGTCTATACCTTATGAACTCTACGATCGCATGACGATTTATAACAAAGGAGATGATATTGATATTCATTGTAAAAATCTTCAAGTTGTTAAACTTCAGAATGTTGGTCGAGATATTCATTCCTTCCTTTTTCATATTACACAGAGGTATGATTGCCTGGCTCCAATAACTGTCTTTTTACATGGGTCATCCTATGAAGTTCCCAAGGACAGGATTTACAAGGAACTTATGAAGAAGCTAGCGGCTGGGCAGAAGAATTTCTGTTATGTCACTAAGTCGATTGATAAAGATTTAGAAAACTTTCGTATTTTGAAGTGGCGATCTACAAACATCCTCAATCATTTGGCAAATCCGAATACAGATTTAACACCTTCCTCAATATTTCCTTATGGTACCTGGTATCGGCACTATTTTGGGCCATGTGATGTACTTCCAATTCCTAGTTATCAATCCCAGTTTTTTGTGTCAAAGGAAAACATTCAGAAACGTCCAATGGACTTTTATGAACACTTTTTAAAAGAATTAGAAAACTCAGACCGCCCAGAGCTTGCTCATTTTCTGGAACGTGCATGGCCAACTCTTTTACACATTCCAGCTGATGATATTCTTGACTTGAGTCCTTCTCCTTAGTCCACCTCTTCCACTCGAGGACCGGCCTCTTCTGCCGCATCAGCAGCTCCCTTGGCCTGCGTGAAGTCCTGGGCCGCCCCCTCGTAGAGCTTCATCATCGTCGGCCGAATCTTGCCCTCAATCTCCTTCTGCTTCTCATCATACTCAGCCTTCTCCTGATCCTGATGAGAATCAAGCCACTCAATGCCCTCCTGGACATAGGCGAGCGCCTTCTCAGCATCCTCGCCCAGCTTCTCCTTCACCTTCTCCTCCTTCAGGCTGTTACGGGCATTGTACAGATAGCTCTCCAGCTGGTTACGGGACTCGACCCGCTCAAACCGCTGCTTATCCTCGGCCTCGTGGCGGGCAGCCTCCTCTACAAGACGATCAACATCCTCACGTGACAGGCGGCCCTTATCATTCGTGATAGTAATCTTATTAGACTTACCTGTCGACTTTTCAGAGGCACTCACATTCAGGATACCATTCGCATCCACATCAAAGACCACCTCGATCTGTGGGACACCACGGGGCATCGGCGGAATTCCCTCCAGCTGGAACTTACCCAGAAGATTGTTGTCCTTGGTGAACTGGCGCTCGCCCTCATAGACCTGGATGAGTACACCAGGCTGATTATCGGCGTAGGTGCTAAAAGTCTGAGACTTCTTCGTAGGGATGGCCGTATTGCGCTTGATCAGCGGGGTCATGATGCCACCCGCCGTCTCCAGGCCAAGGCTGAGGGGAGCAACATCGAGCAGAATGACCTCCTCAGTACGCTTGCTGCCGCCCGTGAGAATGTGGGCCTGGACCGCAGCGCCATAGGCCACCGCCTCATCAGGATTCACGCTGTCATTCAGCTTCTTGCCATTGAAGTACTCGCTGACCAGTTGACGAATGCGAGGGATACGGCTCGAGCCGCCAACCATCACAATCTCATGGATCTGCTCCTTTGACATCTTCGCATCACGCAGCAGCTGATCTAGGGGAGCAATCGTGCGGCGGAAAAAAGAGTCACAGAGGCTCTCGAACTTCGCCCGAGTCAGCGTCGTCTGGAAATCGTGACCCTCAGCCAGGCTATCAACCTCCACAGCCGCCTGCGTGGCAGAACTCAGAGTCCGCTTCGCCCGCTCACAGGCCGTGCGCAGCCGGCGCAGGGCACGTGCATTATCCTTAATATCAACCTTGGTCTTCCGGCGGAACTCCTCAGCGCAGTGACTGACAAGCGTATTATCAAAGTCCTCACCGCCCAGGTGCGTGTCGCCTGCCGTCGCTTTTACCTCAAACACACCATCATCCAGGGTCAGAATACTCAGATCATGAGTACCACCGCCGCAGTCAAAAATCAGCACGTTCCGCTCTCCCTTGTCCTGCCCCACACGATCCAGGCCGTAACTCAGTGCCGCCGCAGTAGGCTCATTAATGATGCGCAGGACATTCAGACCGGCAATCGCACCAGCATCCTTGGTGGCCTGGCGCTGGCTGTCGTTGAAGTAGGCAGGTACCGTGATCACCGCATCACGCACGGTCTGGCCCAGGTAAGCCTCAGCAGTCTGCTTCATCTTCACCAGAACCGCCGCAGAGATCTCCTCGGGCAGAAACTGATGGCGCTCACCCTTCCACTCCACATCAATCTTCGGCTTTCCACCAGGACCCTCCACAACCTTGAAGGGCCACAGCTTGCGCTCAGCCTGGACAACAGAGTCATCAAACTTGCGACCAATCAAGCGCTTGGCATCGAAAACGGTGTTAGAGGGGTTCGCTGCGGCCTGATTCTTCGCCGCATCACCAATGAGTCGCTCCTCCTCTGTGAAAGCAACATAGGAAGGAGTCGTGCGATTGCCTTGATCATTGGCAATAATCTCCACACGCTCATTCTGCCATACCGCCACGCAACTGTAGGTAGTACCGAGATCAATGCCAATCGCAGGAGCCTTGTTTGACATCTTCTATCTGCGTTTGTATCTCGAGAGAGATTTAGGCCTCCGGCGGTAGTAAATGTTAGTCTATACACTCCTTTTTACACTTGTAAATCGTGATCCGTGTAAAAACAAATATATTGAAATGTTTTTCATCTGGCTAACATTTTTAGCAAGAAACGGCGGTTTAACAAAAGGAGATACTGTCATGGTACTTATTGATGAGAAAACCCTTGATAAAATAAATGAGTATTATATCCCTTTAGGAAGTATTTTTGATGACCTACCCTTCGAGCTTACATTTCATTCTATAGAACAACCAGTAAGCCTGAGTGACGGATTTTGTGAGAGATACAGGGTTGAAAATGAAATATTTTCTGAGTTCTCACTTTTCCTAGATTTAGATATTCTTGTTTTTCAGTCAATAAAACAATTGGAGGAACAATACAAAGAAAAGAAGAATTCCTTGATTGTGATGCCAGAGGGTGATATTTACACTGATAATTATGGTGGACAACTTATTGATAGTAGTGGCGTTAGCATTCCAGGTGTAACAGCAGGATTGTTTGCTTTTACACCTGGGGCGACTGTTGCTGCTATTTTCAAGAAGATTATTGAACGCACTCAGAAAAATAAGAAAACACCCTTTTACACAGTTGACCAGCCTTTTTTTAACTATTACTATTATTTAACAGCAAGTACACCTGAAGTGGCAGACTATATTTCCTACTTTGATGTATATACATATCAATTTAATTATTATAGTACTATTCATGAAAAGGTCATTTTCCTAAATTTATGCGGTGAGCCAGGGGATTCCAAATTACACTTTGAGAAAATGTTTTTAAAACTATTGGTGGAATACTCTTTATCCAATTCAAACAACGTTAAAAGGGCAATGAAGTTTGTCGATGAAAATAAAAATATTATTAATAATGAAATAACAGAATGTGTAGAACAACAACAGGCTAAGAAATATATAAAAAAAGAGGCAAACGTACTCGAATTAGGTGCTCGATATGGAACAGTTTCTTGTATTATTAGCAAACTACTCGAAAACGAGAAAAACTTAGTAGCTGTGGAACCAGACTCAAGGGTCTGGGAAAGTCTTGAATATAATATGAAAGAGAATAACTGTAATTTTAATCTGGTAAAAGGATTTATCTCTAAAAAGAAATTATCACTCGAATATCTCCCTTGTAAATATTCGACATACTCTGTTGAAACATATGATATATCAGGATCAACACCCTCTTACACACTGCAAGAAATACAAGAGAAATATAATCTTGTATTTGATACACTAGTTGCTGACTGTGAGGGATTCTTAGGACAGTTCTTAGAGGAGAATCCTGAACTCTTTACTCAATTGAATATGATACTCTTTGAAAAAGACCGACCTGATTTTTGTGATTATGAAAAGATCCAGGAAAAATTACTTGAATTTCATTTTACAAGACTAGTCGAGGGCTTTCACGAGGTATGGATTAAGCAACCGCCTGAGCTACTGCAGGAGCAACAGGAACAGAATCCCCCTCCATCAGCTTCAGCTGATCCTCCTGGGCAAGGCCATTGACATAATCCACAACATCTGCCTTCAGGATGGAAACCACCTTCTCAGCACGAGGCTCACCAGGCTTCGGCAGCCCAGACAGGTACTTGCCGTGTAGAGCATAGACGTGTGGCCGCAGGCAGAAAGGCAGATCCTTCATAGTCTTCTCCTTCCGCTTCTTCACATCGTTGTAGGCATCATACAGCTCCTGGCTCCGCTGGCGCAGCGTCTGCTCAAAGGTCCACATCTCATTGCTCTCTTCACGAAAGTAACTCAGGTACTTCTTCATCTGTCCCGTCGCCCGCAGCCGCAGGAAACGCTCCATCATATTCGCCTCCGCCCCCCGCAGAGTCCGCACCACCTGGTACTCAGGATTCCGCAGCCGCCAGCGGCGGCAAGTCCCCTCCTCCTGGAAGACCAGCCCCTGCCAGGCAAAGCCACGATTGTGCGCCCGCAGCAGTCGATGTCCCTCACGCCCATCGACCATCACATGGCTCTCCTCGTAGACCATCGGCGCAAACATCGACAGGCGATCAGGCCAATCAACAGGGCAACTACTCATCATCAGAGTACCATCCTCTAACACCTTACCGGCAGCTACAACATAAATACGAGCCTGGGGCAGCTGAGCTACAATCTTGTGCTCAGGATGCTGGAGGACGAAACTCACAAACTCGCCAGGCTTCACCACAGAGGCCAGGAACTTCTCCGTGCCCCCCATCGCCTTCGTGGCATCCCCAAACAGATCAGCGAAAGAGCGATCGCTGTAGAACGTCCCCTTCGCACCCAGGCTTGTGCGGGTAGCCATCTCAGGCTGCTCATCAGCCCGGCACCACGCCTGTAGCATAGTACCATCAACAAAGTCAGAAATCCGCACCTTGGAATTGGCCGGCGGATCCCCCCGCTCAGCCTTCACAGGCGCAACACTCACAGGGCGATTCTTCACGGTATCCCACACTACTGAGCGAAACATGCGCACATGCTCCTTCGTCATATCTGAGACATTCTTTGTATAACGAATGATTGCGAGACCATCATCTGAATTAGGCTGCTGGACTACACGCAGCTTACCACCCTCCGCCGACTGGAGGTGGATACGCAGGGCATCCCAAGTAGGGTACTGCTGTACAAGATCACGGAAACAAGTGATAGAGAAGGACATTTTACTGTGAGAATGAGCGGGACTAGGCTTTAACCTGAGGGGTGCCTGATCAATTTTGTTGATCCAGTGCTGCCGACGATTCAAAAGCACTAACTCTTAGCTGCTGTTAGAATGGAGGATTCTTCAATGGGAGAGAAAGAGCAACCACCTCCCGTGGGCGCAGCACAAACTCCTGCTGCTCCACAACCTGAAAAAAGAGTAGGTCTCGCTATTGGAGACACAGCCAAGATTATTGGAGGTCGCCTGGATGAAACGGTGGGTCATCTCTATGGATTTTATCCTGATCGCATCGCCCTTCTTCCCCTGGGTGTTACAGATCGGCTCATTGAGATTCCGCTTGTTGGGCGTAAACCTGATCCTGAACTCGGAATCAAGGAGATCAAGATCTTGAAGAAGGCTGCTAAGCCAGGTCTTATTCCTCTGATAGACATCCAGGCTGGCCAGTTTGCCGAGACCTTTACTGCTGATGGAGAGCCTGGTCCCACGTTTAGTGTAAAAGAAGTTGATGAGAGCAAGCGGAGGATTGTGTTAGAGGATGATGCTGGGGAGGATGTGGAGGTCAGTTTAACCACTGGTATACCTCTTGAACTGCCTTTCCGTGTCTTGAGAACACGAGACCCCCCGGTTGATCAGGAGCTCCCAGAAGGAACACCTGAAGTCCCTCCCGTTCCTCAAGGTACCCCTGTTACACCAGTTGCTGTGGATGATAAGGAAGTGCTGGAAGAGGGCCAAGTACTCTCCCCTGAGGAAGAGGCTGCCAACGCTGCCAGGGGACCCGATGAAGCTGCGGTCGATTTCATGTTAGGCGAGGAGATTGAACTCCCTGCCGAGGAAGAAGTTGAAGAGAAAAGCACAGCCGATCGCTACTACCCTGATGTCTTTCAGCGGTCTGAGATGCTCGGCCAGTTCATTCGTATGCTTCCCGAGAAGGATCAGAGAGATGCGATTGAACTCCAGAAGGCTCGGCGATTCGTGGAGCTTTTCATGCACTTGAGAAACGATGTTGTCAAGTACGGTGTAACAGGAGAGCCTCGAGGACTCAAGCAGACGAGTACAGGAACCCTGGCAGAACTTGTGACTCGCCCCGAAGTGAGCATGAAGAAAAAGGTGGTAAATGTTGATAGAGTTCTTTACTTTGATCACAGTTTCGAACATTTTGCCGGCGAGATTGAAGGAGGGGATCAGGCCCCTGGAAAACTGGAAGAGGAAGGTCTTTCCATGGAATATCTTGAAGATGTAATTAAACGCTCTGAGAGTCTTGTGAAAACGGCAGCCACAGAACTAGGCAGAGAGACAGAAAACCCAGAAGTAGGACTTCCCAAGTTCTTCCAGTTCCTTGAACTATACAGGCAACAAATCCAAACCCCTTTTACACTCAACGGGCAAGGCCAAGCAGTTCAAGAAGATGAGGAGGCATTCTTAAGAGAGATTCCCAGCCTCGAAGATAAACCAGTGAATGTGCTAAATAGATTACCTTCTTCAATTGACAAGAAGATACAATTTGCCTTCCCACCCCCTGACATTAAATCAGCAGGTTTCAGTATTCGCCGGTTCTTGAAGCAGAGATGGGGGCGATTCAATGAAGGAGAGAAATACAGAGTTGTGGAGACAGCAGATGCGCCACAGTTTGACACTCTCTTGATCTTCCCTAAATCGGCTGAGAGAGTTGTTGGTCCGATTCGTAGTGGCAATCTTGCAAAGGATGTATCTCTTGGAATGCAGACTCCAGAACTCATGGAAGACTTACTAGGCCGTCTAGGAGATGTTACTGACTTTCCTACGGCCGATGGGATTCTGAGTCTTGGTGTAAAAGGGAATATTCTTGGCAATGTGAGTGTGAAGGACTGGTTAGACAGTCAAGACATCCTTTTTACAGGGTACGGGGATGTGATTGAGTACCTCCATGGCTATGGACTGAAGTCTGTAGAACTGAATCAAGAACAGGCGGCAGTTCTCAATGAAAAAGTACGGCAGTACTTGGCCGCCCTCAAGATCTTCTTAACAAAGGAACGTGAAGAGAACAAGGTTGCCCAGCAGAACCTGAAGTTCGAAGCACAACCACTCCTGCCGGCTGAGGCAGGGGCTCGCCTGGAGAAGAGAATTCTCTCAGAGCCACTTCTTGTCAAGGTGTTAGAGGGAATTCAACAGGGGGCTGGGGAATTGTCCAAGATTGATATCAACTGGTTCACCTACATTTATCTTGCCTACCCTGATTATCTTCTCTCAGTCCTTGGACAACAGGCCGATCAAGTGGCAAAAGAGAGGCTGAAGCATGTGAGAGATTTGTACTTGGATGCTTTGAGAAATGCCTACAGGGCAAAGAATCGCATACTGGAGTCTGGAGTACCGCCTGTTGAGAACGCCTGCCCCCACGTGAAGGCGTTCGAGGCGGCCAGAAAGTACCAGCAGTTGAAGTCTGACGAGCCCCGTGATTTGGCCAAGACAAAGCTTCTTCTCAAAGAGTTTAATAAGTTCAGGGGGAAGACAGAAGAAGATTGGGTCTGGTGTAATGTGTGTAACAAGCACTTGATGTGTGCCCACGAAGTTCTTCAACTTCAAGAAGTCATTCGTCAGAAGGAACAAGAGACACTCCACAAGGAACTTCTCATTAAGTTCTCTGGTGGACAGTTTGGCGGCAAGTTCATCTGTCGCAACTGCGGCCAGGGAATCTCTGATCTCGACTTTGACACAAATCTGGAGTTTGATGATGAAGGCCGGCCGATGATTGGGCGCTCTGTGATGGTTGATCCTGATCAGGCCGAGGTGGACGAGTTGGAGAATATGTTAAAGGGGCCTGCTGAGGGCGAGGAGGAAGAACTTGATTTAGGGTCTGAGGAGTTGAATACGATGTTGAAAACACTGAAGAGAATCTGTGGACTCATGGGCATTAATCCTGAGGAGAAGGACTACCGCACTATGGTGGAGGAGTTCAGTGCCTACAACAACAGCCTGCCGACTCGTGAGCAGTATGCGGAGCAGATGGCGGGGCAGAAAGCAGAGGGGAAGAGAGTCCAAGATTATGATATTTTCTACAGTATTCGCTATGTGACTGCGGCTGCGGCCATTACCTTGCTGAATACGCAGACGCATGTTCCAGACTACATTCGCTACTATGTGAGCACGGAGTGTAAGGAGGGATTCATGGGCTATCCTTTGGAGGAGAATGAGAAGGATCTAACAGGCATTGAGTGCTTGGCGACAGTAATAGCGAGCATCAACGATCCTGAATTCCCTTGGAATAGTACAACTCTCCAGCGCCAGCCTGACTTACAGAGGCGCAAGGCGGCGATCATTGAACTTCTTCAGCGGCAAGTGGCAACCTTCGCCAAACAACCCATTCAGCAGGCGGCTCTCCAGAAGAAGCGTGAATATCGCATGAAGTTATATGGAAAGCTGGGTGATGTAAAAGGGGATCAGATTAGCAAGAACTTTCGTCCTATTCCTTTTATGGTGAGTGCCGAGGAGGCGGCGGCAGCGCCGATTATCGCCGGCACGGCAACGCCGTCGAAGCAGGCAACAGCCTGGATGCGGCTGGCGCACAGAATCGCCATGGAAAATGCCGCACTCAACTCAGAATCCCCTTTATCAGAGACAACCTGCTGTCTCCATAAAATCACAAATCCTACTGAATTCTGGGACTCGAACAAGGGTCAGCTGCCTGAACTGGAGGCTCGTTCTGCTACGCAGAAGAAGTACCGCTCTGCCACGGCGACCACAACATTTGAGACGACAAAGCCGAAACCGACGGTGGGCCAGGACGATCCAAGCCAGTACTACAAGCTCTTCATGCGGGTGTGTTACCAGGGAGAGAACCAAGGTCTACCACACAAGCTTGGTCTCACCTTGACCTGTAGTGAGTGTGGGCTGAATTTCCAAACCAACCCAAATCTCCCTTTAACATCTGAAAGCGATAAAAAGAAGGCTGTCGAGGAGGAAGGCAAGGCCATTCAGCAAATCATATCGCATATGGAGGGCCAGGGTCTTGTGATAACCCAGGAACTGTTTGAGCGTGTCCTCACAGCCTCTCACCAGCGCTCGCAGGTCTCACAAGAGTCTCAATTGTCAATTCCCAATCTAAGCCAAACCTTGCCAAGCCTGGGTAGTCTCCCTAACCCTCCCCTGAGAGATTGGACAACTATACTCGCAGGAATTCAGGTGGCGTTGGCCGAGTTGGGACCTTCTCCTAGCCGTACGCAGTTGGCCCAGGCAGCCGAGGCTTTGGTTCAGCAAGTGAGTGAAAAAGAGGAATTCATACGGGCTAGATTAGGAAGCAGAAACACCGATTTCCTCCTCACCCTTTTACAAAAGACCCCTCGAGAGTGTGGAGAACTCCTCAAGGCTTATTTCCTTGTACCCTTTCAGCGCTGGCAAATAGGGATAACCAAGGATGCTTTCAAGATTCTTGATTCCTATGATTTGAGTAGTCAGACGAAGGATGATATCTTATCAAAGGGACTGGGTAACCATTTCCAGCCTCTCGGACAGGGTCTCGAATTAGAGGGATTTATGTTAAAGAAGGTTCGCCAGTTTGTCAAGAATATGAGTGTAGCCTGTAATGAAGTCTTCCCCAAACTTCGTTCACTTCTAACTCCTGGAGGATCCACAATGGTCAAATATATCCAGAGAGCTTATGTAATAGGGTATGTTCATATGCTTGTTGATCCTCATACAATTCCTATTGCGGAGGAAGCAGATGAAGAGGAGGAAGGTGGAGGCCCTCCGAACTTGAAAGTCTTATACAAGGCCCTGGAGACTTGTATCCTTCGCTATGCCCAGGGAAGCAAAGTACCAACCGAGGAGGAGATTCGCATTAGCTTGGAGAAGCGGGTAGAGAAGGAGAAACAGGTCTTCATCCAGGAGCAAGATACAATGACACGGGAAGAGCGCCGAGTTATGCAGAATTTGAAGAAGTATGGCATGGGTCGCTGGGCTGTTGGAGGAAGCAAAGCCATTCGCCAGTATGATCCTGAGCGGTATGAGGCAGAGAGGGTAGAAAGAGCTATGGCCGGTTTTACAGATTACCCAGGGTTGGCTGAGGCAAACGCAGCAGATGGCCTTGGAAATGCCGAGTTCGACATGTTCGGTGGGGCCTATGCTGCTGCGTATGATGCCGCTGCCGAACGTGGAGATGGTGGATACGATAATGATGATGGGGGAGAATTTGTAGGTGAAGAATGAAGCTCTTCACTTAGTTAGAAGGAGACAGAGGTCCAGATGTGGATTTTTGTAGCCGCTGGATTTTTATACTTAGTCGGTGTTGCCGTTATGTTAGTGATAAGACCGACTTATATGTTTACCCCGGAAGGAGAATGGAAGGAGTTTGGAATTGGTAAGAGAGAAGATCGCTACACACCATTTCCATTTTGGATGTTTTGTCTCGCCTGGGCTATTGTTGCCTATGTAACAGTATTGCTCCTTTGGCCCCTCGTCACACGGCCACAGGTGATGAACTCAGGTGTTGCTGAGGCCATTGAACCCCTGCCATTACCCTCTAACACAAACAACAGGCGGAACAGGGGAAATAACAATAAAAGTGTAAACTTCCCTGTAAATGAAGGGGCACAAGAGTTGCCAAAGGGGTACTATGTACTGAATAAGAAAGCAACAAGGCTTTCAGGAGTCCCTAAGTATGTGTATCTGGGTCCGGAAGCGTAGCGGCATCAAAGCGTAGCAGCGGTATCAAAGCCTAGCAGAGGCCACTGACACTGAGTGAAAAATAGAGAGGCAAGAGAGTTGCCCAGAAATTCCAGTACAAGGAGACGATTCCTTCTTTAGTTGATTCGCTCACTTCATTCGGTCCGACATAATCCGGTATGACTGCCTTTACAATGTTTGAGAAGAACTGTAGTTTATAGTGGTTCTCATTCTCATAAGCCCGAACAGATTCGGGAGTTCCAGCTTCATAGGGTACACCTGTTAGAGGGTTGCGTGCTGGGTAAGGGCCGAACAAGGCTTTCAGGATCGGTAGACTTTCGAGGAAAAGGAGGAAACTTACACCGAGATTTGTGAGTAAAATGATACTTGTGCTCTGAAGAACAGGTTGTACTTTGATTGTGTTACAGGTTGAGTATTGGTAAATAAGGGTCATACATGTGGAAATAATATAGGCACCGAGTGGTATTACTATTAACTGTGCCCACTTTGGAATAAACCCGAGGCTTGCTAAGATCATCGCAAGGATTCCGACAAAGAAGGCTGTACAGATAGCGATTGATAGTTTTGCTGTCTCGTTAGACTGGGCAGAGGAATCCATTCTAACGGTAGATGGGAGATAGCAACTCAGAATCCAACTCAGAGTCTAACTCAGGGTCTAACAATAGTTCCAACTCTGGCTCCTCTAGTTCATCTGGTTCATCTGGCTCCTCTAGTTCATCTGGTTCATCTGGATCCTCTGGTTCATCTGGATCCTCTAGTTCTTCAAATTCCTCAGGATCTTCAAATTCCTCAGGATCTTCAAATTCCTCTGGGTCTTCCAATTCCTCAGGATCTTCAGGCTCAACCCCGCCACCTCGCAGGCTTCAACGCAGAAAGGCCGAGCCCAAGGCCAAAGAGAAGGATGAATTCCCCAGAATAGGTGTTCCCCGTGATTCTGAAACCTTCTTCCGTGCCAAAAAGAAGTTTCCCACCAAGTTCGTATTTACTCCTGAAGGCGACCTCCAAGTCCCAGCAATGAAGGGCGAAGCCGCCAAAGTCATCAAACTCCCCTTTTACACTCCTACCTCGATGGATGAAAAGGCCGAGATTGAAAAACACCGCAAAGAAGAACTCATCCTTCTTGAACAAACAATTGATGAAACAGAGAAACTTCTGAAAGAGGCCATTGAAACCTGGAGGGCTACAGGGGCGGGCTCAGATGTCCTTCGTCTCCAGAAAGAACTCGAGAAGCTTGATGCGCAACGTACGCTTCTCCGCTCTCCCATGCGCTGGACGAAAGACTACTTCAAACTCGAAATTCGCCAACTCGATTTTGAGAACATGAGTGAAAAGAGAAAACTCAAAAAAACCGAATATGCCACGGCCCTTCGCCTTCGTTCCTTCCGTTTCGATGAACTTGTGAAAGGATCCATGGAAACTCCGCCAACAACTGAAGAGCCAGAGAACAATGTTGAAGAGTTAGAGTCAGAAGAGGAAGAGGAAGCCGCAGAGTCTTTCATTATTTTCTTTGATCCCGCCGATCCTGAACACGGTGTTCTCTCTCCAGATACACTTGTCGAGTTTATCCACAACAGTACCAAGTATACCTCTCTTACACAAGCCTATGAAGTGGAAAGAGTTACCATGTTGGGCCGCAAAGATGTCCGCCCTATTTTACTTGGCAAGAAGGCTCCTGCTAAGGTAAGAAGTCTTGGAACTGGTGTAAAAGGGGATGTCGAGAATCCTTTTGAGCTTTGGACCTTGATCCTCAAGTCGCTTATTGCTCAAAATCCAAGAACAAGAGAAATCCTTGAAGCGACTGGTGAAGATGTTCTTGTCTATGCTGACCCAGCAAATACAAAACTTGGAGTGGGTCTCCCAGCGGATGATCCTGCTATCCTCGAACGTTCCGAGTGGAAGGGAGAGAACTTACTTGGAAGAGCCTGGATGTCTGTCCGAGATGGTCTGAAACTCGGCGATGAAGAGGGGGTTGTTATGGTGGGTGGCGGTGCCTACACAGAACACGGCAAGACAGAAGAAGAAGCCAAGAAACAACGGGCTGGAATCTTAAAGGGTGTATTTAGTCGTAAATTTTGATAGTTTCATTTTAAGCAAAGAAAGAAATGGTTGTAGAAGAATATAAAAGTAAAGAAAGGCCACCTGTTTTTACTTTTATGTATGGATCCGATTTTATAGTATGTGAATTTTTATTAAGTTCCTTGTCTCCAGAAAGAAACTATCCACTTTTTTTCAATCACCACTCTATAAAAGAGATTCCCCTTACTACCAACTATATATTCTACAATACTGAACAATTAACGAGGGACTGTGAAAAAAGGGATGTGTTAAACTTAATTAAAACATATCCACAAATAGTAGAAATATGGGATTATAGTGAAATAAATTGTGAAATATTGAAAAAGGAAGGTATAGCAAATATAAAATATGTCCCTTTTACATTAACCCCGTATTTACGATCCTTCTATAGTCCCTTCGTCCACAAACAAAAGAAGTATGATATTGGATTTTGTGGAAGTGAGAGTAAGCGGAGGATAGATATTTTGAACAAACTAAGAGAAAAAGGATTTACAGTACATTTTGTAAAACAGGTCTATATGTGGAATAGAGATATTGAACTTTCAAAGTGTAAACTTCTATTGAATATTCACTATGGCGAAGATTTCCATGTTTTCGAGAAAACACGCTGTGAAGCCTGGCTTTCTGTAGGGTATCCATTGATCAGTGAAATAAGCGCTGATACTGATTCACGGTGTATCGCAAATGTGCCCTACGATAGACTCGTCGAAACTGTAACCAAGTACCTTACTGAATAGGATATTCCTTCAATGTTCCCTCGTTCGCATCACAATTCACTTCATGCGCAGTATATTTATAGCAGAGTCCATTTGGATCTTTGAAGACCTTTGTGTTTGCCTCAGAAGGGTGAGGATACTGGCGAATCACTTGTTTTTCAGGCTTGTAAACCAGAAAAACAAGTCCAGCGACTACTAAACCAGCTATGAAAGGGATCAGTCGAAAGTGACCAAGCATTCTACAAGTGAATGGCAATTAAGTACCTGGCGGCACGACTGTCTAACTGCCTCTGATCGTACTCCTACGGAGTGCTTAACTTCGGCACTTAGCGGTATCAAAAAACTCCAAGGACAAAGCACCTTACTGTTCTTAACTTAATCGCACAGCAGCATTAGAAATGTACGAAGTACTCAAGACAGAGAAGTTCGCCATCTTATTCAGTTTTATTCTTGGATTTGCACTAGTAGCTATAGCAATTCCTGTCTGTAAAGGGGATGAATGTGTAGTCAAGAAGGCCCCACTCATTGAGGAAATGAAGTCCAGTACGTTCCAAATTTCAAGCAAGTGCTATCAGTTCAAGCCAGAGATTGTGGATTGCCCGGCGTTCGGTGTTATAGAGGCATTCCAAAGCCAAGGTGGTAGCCACTGAGATGCGGCTAGTTAATGGAGGAAAGCAACCTACAATTCTTTAGAATCTAGATGGCCTCTGCTGGAACTCTTTTATCAGACATTGAGGCTGCGCCTGGCGAGGGTGACGGAGACCTTGTCCAGAAGATCTTGGCCGATATGAATGTTGCCTCGGCCCCAGCGGCTGCCGTCCCCATGGCCCGTCCCCTACCGCCGCCGATGCCCCAGCAGGGCGGCGGCTACTCCCAGCAGCAAATGGGCACAGGAATGGCCCCTATGACAATGGACTCTCAGATCCCAACATCTCACATCATTGGAAATGAGCACCCGACCCCGGCAGACTTTGCGGCAGCCATGGTAGGAATGGCAAGTGGTCGGCCTGCGGAAGCATCTCTTCATGGTTTCGCACCTAGTGCTGGTTCCGGTCTACCTGCTGGTCCTGCTATGCCTGGGACAGGCGGGTATGAGGCCCCTGCTAAAAATTTGTATGGACGTGCGGTTGATGAGCTAAAGGTGCCTTTCGTGGTCGCCCTTGTATTTTTTATGTTCAGTCTCCCACCTATTCGTGTTCTTATTACACACTATGTTCCGAGATTCGTCAAAAGCACTGGTGAATTTACAGTACTCGGTTTAGTCTTCCTTTCACTCCTTTCAGGTGTCACATTCTGGGTTCTCCAGCGGGTCATCGCACCCCTTCTTTCATTTTAGATGGTACCATGTTAGAAAAGGAGATGCGTCAATTCAAGTTCTCGAAGCAAACAAGTACGATAGCCCTTGTTTTCTTTACAGTGTATTTCTTCTATGGTCTCTTCCGTCTACCCTTTGTCCAGTTCCTGGTGAGCGTGGGCACAGGTGCCATTGCCTATGGTATTTTTGAGTCCTACGAGGCGGCAGTAATTGTACTGTTGGCAATGAATTTCTTCTACCCTTTGTTTGCCGAGCCTTCGAACCGTGTAAAAGGAAGTGTGAGCGCCACGGAGGGATTCATGGGGAATGCCACGCCCACAGAAGTGACTGCCCGTATCCAGTCAATCATGAACCGCAAGGCGGGCGGTGATGTACAGGGTGTTGGATCTCCCATGACCGAGGGATTCGCCGATGCTGCGGGTGCCACGGGAGAGGCCGCTGCTGCTGCACCGCCGGCGGTCACCACAACGGCGACTGTTCCTGCGGCCCCTGCCGCAGCCCCTGTGCCTACAAACACGCCTGCTAACAACGCCCCTCCAACAAACACCGCTCCACCAAACACTCAGGGCTTCCGTGATAACAGCGGCCTGTTCAAACTTGGCGAGATCCCCGCCGATGCCAAGGGCGGCTTCCATATCGATGCCGGCACAACAGTGATCAATGCCCTGAATGCACTGAAACCCGATCAGATTGCCGCTATGACCCAGGACACAAAGCAACTGATTGAGACGCAGAAGTCACTGATGAACATGCTCCAGACCTTTTCACCCATGGTCCAGGAGGGCAAGCAGATGATGGACACATTCCAGCAGATGTTCTCCCCGAGTGCTGGAAGTGCCACAGGAAGCCTCCAGACTGCTCAGAACCTACTACTTAACAAACCTGCGTAAGAATTAAATGAAGACTCCTGAGATACTCCTGATACTTTTGCTAGTGGCAATAGTCTCAGTTGTTTCAACAAAGTTTGCTCTTAATACCACTATAAGCACGAACAACACAAACAACATACCGTACCAACACCCCCTTGTGATTGTCGCTCCCCCCACGAATCAGCGCATGGATGACAGGTACACTCGTGCCCCCCGACCCCAGAGAGACTGGAATCCTGCGCCTGAACTTCCAGTGAGAGGTGCCCTTGATCCTGTTCCCACCCGTGGTGCCCCCGATTCCTATCAGCAGATGGGTGTACTGACTGGACCCGATGGGAAAGTCCTCCCCTTGTATGGTCGTCGCACAGCCCCTCGCAGCGACTACTTCAACTATTATACACGGACTGACACCTACAACCCTGTTGCCCTACCAGTTCTTTATAAGCGAAAGGATTGCCAAGACAACCAGGGCTGTTCAGAATTGTTCAACGGCGATGAAGTAAAACTCGCCGCAACAGGTGAGGCTGCCAAGGTCACACTTTATGGCTTTGATGGACCCAGGTATGTTCCCGATATCATTTAGCATTTACCGCTATTATTTAGTAAGGGCAACTCTACAATGTCCTTTGTCTGTGCTTCTGAAGATCAAGTCATACAAAGGCCATCTGGGGGACTTTCCTTCCCCGCCGCCCCAGCACAAACACAGCCCCCTTTTACACTCAAAGGCGCACCCCTCACAAATCGCCCCCAACCCCTACAAAACATCAGTGAGCAACGGAGGCTCCCATCAGCCAACCAGGATATTAAGAATCCAACTGCCTATTTCGCCGATGACAATTATTACATCTTAGACAATCTTACTGAGCATATCCTCGGTCCCGATCCCAATACAACACTGAGATTTGAAGAAACAAACTACTCCCTTATGTTCATTTGTCTTCACAAGGGACTTTGGGTCGAGAATACACTCCAAGCCAGTGCCTTCTTCATGTCCAGTGACGGTAAGATGTTTCACATGTGCTTTCCCATCGCCTACCAAGAATCTGGGGAAGCAGAGAATCTTTTCCTGAAGTTCTGGCTCTACCCAACCGCCGCAAATGAAGCGCTTCCCTCAGGATTTACTATGAATGAACTCCTCGCTTTCACAGGGACAGAGTCAGATGTGAGATTTGCCACACTTCAACATTGTCTCAAATACAATGCAGGCCGTGTAGTCAAACCCTATACCTTCTGTATATTCCAGACTCCACTCAGACTCAATAAGAAGGCCTGCCCTCAATGGCTCCAAGCAGACCCCTTTTTCACAGATCTGCGCCAACCTCCCCCCATGTCTGGTGGATTCCGTGCTTCACGCTCAGCTCACAAGTACAGAAGAAAGACTTTCAGTGAAATCTTGAATTTGATGTTAAAGGGGACCTTTAATCAATATGTGACACAATACATGGATGCCCATCTAGTGAGCACAGAAGAACACTTTGACTCTGATCGCACCCAGATCACAGTGACCCCCACATACTACAAGGTGACATCTCAGAAACTCACTGGAAAATCGATTCAATCTTTTACATCTATGTCAGACAGGATTCGTGGTCTCAAAAATATCAAATGCTACCCTATTGATCTAGCCAGTCAAGTTGATGACGAGGGAAATATTTTCATCGATGAAACAACCAAACAGCCCATTGATATTTCGCAAGTAGGTATTGACAAGTATGCTGAGGCAGATGAATCCTTGTCGATTAATAATCGCACAGATCAACTGAAGAATGAAAGCTGGGTTCGTTTTATGATCTCCTTTGTTGTTATATTCTTCATCGTTGGTGCCCTAATTCTTACCTTTATAGTGTTTGTATTCCAAGGCCGTGACATTGGCCAGCCCGACTTGGCTCCCATTGCAGCCGCAATGGCGACTGCCCCCGCTGCCTCCGCAGGGCCTGGCCCGAGTTCTTCTTAATGCCCCCCTTTAACAGAAACAGATGAGAATCAGTGTTAGCACAATAGCATCTATAACACTAATTCTTATTTTACTCTTTTTAGCCATTCAAGCCTTTTCTGTTTTCAGTGAAAAAGAAGGGTTTGTTGATTCTGAAGAAGGTTCCCAGCAAGTTTCAAGTACCGGCATAGTTATGACAAGTTGCCCGGTTGACTCCGAATCATTTATTGACTCCTATGGACGGACTCTCTGTTGCCTGGGAAAGGTGGTTGAGAATAAGTGCCAAGGTCAAATCGTCTGTTCACTCTCAGAGTCGAGTGGCGGAATGCCCACATGTACGGAATGGCAACTGGCAAGCATGAAGGAGCGTGGAACCACTCGCTGCCCCACAAGCATGCCCTTTTACTTTGAATCTCCTGATGGAACCAAGGGTTGCACAGCAGGTCCAATTAATACAACGGGCACAGGACCTCTCAATGATACTGTAAAAATGTGTAAGAAGTACTCAACTCTTGATGATGATAGGAAAAAACTAGATAGTTGCACGAATGTCCAAAAAATTCAGGAATTCATGAATACCTTAGGCTAGTGATCTTGATGTAAAGAACGCAGTAGCTTCATCAGAAGTTTCGGGTCCCTCAGGGATCCGAGATTGGCTGTCCACCAGGTCATCCGCACTTTCATACATCTTTTCCGTTGTTGATTCACCATGTGTCTCAACCACAGAATGCCCTTTTTCATCATTTCCAAAGTCGTATGAAACAGTCTCTGTAACAGGTGTTAGAGGGGTTGCCTTCATTGGTGCGCCAGCCTGGCCAGCTGTAGGCCATCTAGGCATTTGCGCTGGCAGCTTTATCATAATTTCATGATTTCTCTCGAGGATAATTGTGAAGACTGCCAGTAAAGCAAGTAATCCACTCAGTGGTCCAAGTCGGATTCCATACACCACATAAGCAACAAAAATCAAGCGGACAAGGATGTTATCAGCAAACTGGAAAGAGACTCTAGAAGAAATGAGGGGTGCTAGAAGTATAATTGTAACAGAGACTGCGTCCATCTGCTTGGAGGGCCTTAAATTTGATGTGTGAGACATCTTACAGAGAGGAAGTCTCGCAATCCCCAGATGACTAGTCTTCAGCAATGTTCAAAGGTCATGACCCACCTTGGGTATGCCATCCTTAAGAATAGCCTAACGCCTGAGAAAACCCAGGAGATTCGTAAGCAGTTGACAGTAGCTCCGAAATCAGCTGGTGGCCGGTTTGCCAAACAGGGCGACCCTTTTACAGTCTTTCAGGAAAGTGCCAGTCGATTCTACTTGCCTCGTATGTGGGCCCTTCAAGAGTTCGGTGAGCCTGAGGCTAATATCTTGGTGGAAGGGGACAAGTTAAGAGAAGATTTGGAATTCGCAGGCAGTCCCTACGACTATCAGAAGCAGATTGTCAGTACATTTGTTGACTCTGGTGCAAATGGACTTATCTGTGTTCCCTGTGGCCGTGGCAAGACATTCATGGCGATCAACATTGCGGCCAGACTCGGCCGGCGATTCCTGGTCGTCGTAGACAAGGAGTTCTTGCTTCAGCAGTGGAGTGGAGAACTCCAGGCCCTCATGCCTGGTATCCGGATCGGAATCCTCCAGGAAAACAAAAAGCAGATCTCGGCTGCTCATTATGACTGCTGTATTGCCATGATCCAGACCTTAGTACAGCGTGAATTTGCAGAGACTGACTTCCGGGGATTTGGCTTCACTATCTTCGATGAATGTCATCATCTCGGTGCTTCTCATTTCAGCAGGGCACTTCTCAAAGTTCAGACCAAGTACATGCTCGGCCTCTCAGCCACTCCTACTCGAGATGATGGACTCACAAAAGTCTTCGAGTGGTTCTTGGGGAAACCTGTATACTGGGAGAAGACTCGTGAGGCAGATCCTGATGTCATTGTGAAAAAGGTGGATTTCGAGTGTGATGATGAGAAGTACAATGATGTGCCGACTGATTATCATGGTGAAGTTATCCTGGCACGCCTTTTAACACAGATTGTGGAGTGCGAGGAGAGAAACCTGGTGATTGATGATTTACTGAAAGATCTTGTGAAAGAACCAAAGCGGCGGATTCTTGTCTTGAGCGAGCGGAAATCTCACTTGGAGCGGATTGAAAAGGGACTGCCAAAAGGGACAAGCTTTGGGTATTATGTTGGAGGGATGAAAGAAGAGATTCGTGAGGAGGGTGCGAGGAGTGCGCAGGTATTGCTGGGAACCTATGCGATGGCCTCTGAGGCGATGAACATCAAGACTCTCAATGCTATGATCATGGCCTCGCCTCGCAAGAAGATTGAGCAAAGCACAGGGCGAATCCTGAGAACACGGAAGACAGAGCGGGAATTAGAGCCTCTGATTATCGATATCGTTGATAGTCACAGCGTGTATCAAGGACAGTGGATGAAGCGGCGGGCTTATTACAAGAAATGTGCGTACAAGATCGAAGGAGAGCCCGAGAAGAAGAGTAAAAGGGAAAAGAGTGAAATCGATGAGAATCAGTGCTTATTTCTGGAAGAGGAGTAGAATGAGTGGAAAGGTCAGTGGCATTGAATTCACCAGAAAGGAGTACGCAAGGACAGGATCTCCTATGAATCAGGCGTGGGCAGTACTGAACAGTGCGGCAGCTACCCAACAGGCAATGGAGAGATACTCAAGACTTACTGGAAATACGAATATGAAAACCAGTTACCCTCCGTCAAACCAGGCATCCCGCAATGCTGCCCTGTATTCTCGGTTTATGAAGGAGTTTATGGAACTGAATCAAATGGAGATACAAGGAAATACCTTGACAAAGAACCAGAACGATAGAATGAAGTTCTTGGCTAAGAAGCTAAGTGAAATGGCTCCCAAGAAGAATGGGGCCTCTAGAAAGGCTCGTAAAAGCCTTAAGGGCCGTAAAAATCGCAAGACTCGGCGGGCGGCTAAGTAAAGGAAGATCCTAATTTATCTCGAACTTGTGTTAAAGGGGAATCCTCTTTTACACAAGTTTAGTTTTTAGTACTTTGTATTTAGTGTTTGCGAGTGCCTTTCTTGCCCTTTTTACTGCTCTTTCTGCTCTTCTTAGTCTTCTTGGACTTCTTCGAGGCACGCCGACTGCGGCGGCCGCCACCAGTCTTCACACAGGCAGGCGCAAGTTCCGAGAAGTTCTTCGGCGTATTCACCATGAGATTTGTACCAGCGGCACTCACGATCGGTGGCTGTACATTCTGGGCATAGCCGGCAGTGGGTACTGTGATGGCCTGATCCACCGGGGCCGCAAACTGGGCCACGGGACCAGCGCCACCTCCACGCATGGGACCGTCCCACAGGGGGCCACCCCGTAGATTCAGTTCGCCAGTTGCGCCACTGGGGGGAATAGGGGTCTGGCTGGCCGCACAAGGCACGTGGACAGTCGGGCTCAGACCAGATCCCCATGGGGTTCCCATACCAGCACCATCAAAAGGGCCCATGCCATAGCCACCACCGCCCTGGACCTTGCGACTGCCCTTGCCCTTGCGACTGCCTTTGGCCCTACGGCTGGCTTTCTTGTCTTTACGGCCCTTCCCCTTGGCCTTGCCACCCCCGCCCATCGGCAGCCCAGTAGGCACCACCGTGGCCATTCCAGGACGCACGGCCGCCAGGCAACTGCTGTCCATCTTCCAGGCCAGCGGGTTGTTTACCAACTGCCCCGCTGAAAAAGGGGAGAAGGCG